TCAAACTCCCCGCACCGCCTGCCGAGCCTCCTCTGCAGCGCGCATCTCATCCTCGATCTTATCCAGAATCGCGTTCACCTCTACTGGGTGCGTCTCCATGAGGCCCATCGCCAATCTCAGTGTGGCAATGCGCAGAATCTCGGCGGCTTCGCCAGTGAGGACGATTTTCTCATTCGGTCCAAGTACTGGCTTTATTATCCTGATGGGCGGCGCTAATGGTTGGTCGATCACTGGCTTTTGCGGCTTTGATCTGCGCATAAGGCAATCCCTAGGATTGGACGTAAAAACAGAGGCTTTTGAAATGCATGTGCAGGGCTACTAGGAAACTAGTCCAGATCGCTCCGCATAAACGGCATTGCGCGATGCTGCGTAATCGTGATATATTTTGTGCCCAGGTAGTTCGGTCACTGACTCAATGGAGTGCCCTGCTAAAGGTATTTGATTTGAGCCAGCTTTAACCCCATCTATTCCAACGCTGGCATACCAGAATACGAACGATTGGGGAGCGCTCTTTTGGTTGTGGTGGAATACTTCAAAATACCGCTGAAGCAGGCTCAATTCTTCCTCGCAGACCACATATTCTAATTGAATGGATTCTAATCCATTTTCTGGGATTTCAGTTTTGATCGTGACCAAGTACCAATTCATGTTATCCACGCTTCTTTGCTTCCTGGTGAGTTCTAAAAAGCACGTAATCTTTAATGTCTTGGATGACTTCTGATGATAGCTCGCCTCGGTATGAGGCTGTCTTTAATTCGTTTAAGATAGGAGTGTATTGAATTTCATCGTCATCGTTATTAGATTCTTCAATTAGAAGAGTGGGCTTAATACGAAGCGATTCTGCAATTACTAATAAATCTGATACGTGTAAGCCATGAGCACCATTCTCCCACATTTCAATATCATTTTCTTTTAAACGTAATTTATACGCAAACTGGTTTTGGCTTAATCCTAATTCTTCACGTCGTTGTTTTATTCTTTTGCCAATTGCAATATCTATGGGATCTGCTTTTTCTATGGCTAGCTTGCGCCTTCTCTCCGAATCCGCTATCGCATCTTGAACACCTTCGATAAATAATTGCGAAGATCCATCATCTCTTATATATCCAGCCAAATCTAGAAGCTTAATCGGGTCACCATCCAGGGCTTGAGCAAAGCGTGATATTACTCCCCTTGATGGTCTGTGTCCACGAACCATTGTAGAAATTGTGACATGACCCACTCCCGTTTTGCCCGCCGCCATGCGTGTAGTCAAAAAAGGACGCCCAGCTTCCTCGAAGTAGCCTAGAAGGCGTCGTACCTCTTCGGCAAATTCCTTATGTGCTCCATCAATCGGGCGAGCGGCGGCCTTTTCTCTATCTTCCCGTGTAGGCATCAACGAACCATCCAATCTTGTGGGCTGCTTTCCCTACAGAATTTTAGCTCCCACCGTTCACATTCTGTTAGCTACTCGTTAAAAAAGTGTTGTACAAGTGTTGATTAATTTGACCTGGCGTGGTATACTTATTTTGTTCAAGTGTTGTTCATTTATCTTGAAGAGGTAAAAATGTTAAATTTAGATCAGGTTGAAAAAGTGGACGAGCTTCTGCGAGAAGGGATGTCTCCGCAACGTGTGGCTACTGAGATTGGTCTTGAAAACCGCTCCAAGCTTAACTACCATTTGTTGCGGGCAGGTAAGAAAATCCGAACCGTACGGATGGTTGAAGATGTCACAAATGTAAGTCAACGAGAGAAGGAGGCATCAACAGCGTGAGCCAGCAGGAGACAGCGCTAGGCCCGGAGTGGTGTATCGAAGGGCAGTACACGGAGGGCGTTTTGGACTCCTATGACATCGCGCCGAAGGAACTCGCAAGCGCGAGTGGGGTGCATGAGAGCACTTTATCCCGATTTTTCAACGACCGCAAGCCGATCAAGGATAAAACTTTGCTCAAAATCGGCATTGCTCTGGGGCGGTTAGCCGAGCAGCGAGACGCCAAAAGAAAAAACCAGCAGGCACAAAGTGCCGCTGGCCGCTAAAGAAAGCGATTAAGTTTTTACAATGACACAAGCATACACCAATCAGGCGGCCACTGTCAACCAGCCGGCCGACGCTACGCTTTCCGAGGAGCCGGAAATCCAGATAGTCGTCTTCAAAATCGTTCGCTCGGCGCGCGCAGTCTGCAAGGTCCCATTGTGGATCGACGGGGAAGTCGTGACCCCGAAGTGCGATGACCCCGCCGCGTTCGAAGCCGCATACCGCCGTTTCTTCCAGGCGCGTTACGATAATTCGCCCGAAGTGAAGAAGATGATCGACAAGATCCTCGCCGATCATCGCGCGGAGGAGGGGACGCAGCAATGAAGACATTGCGGATTTCTCAACCGACCGCCGGGAAATTCTCTGGAACCGATTCCGGCGCGGACTTTACCCGTCTTGGCGACATTCTCACGAATATCGCCGGTTTGACACACGACGGCCGCACATTGCGTTCGGTGATGGCGCCGTTCCGGCATGCATCCTCAAACCCCGTGGGCGCCTATCGTCTTGCGTCGACCTTGATTTGCGTTGCGTTGCGGAAGGTGGTGCAAGCAACCGATTCGCATTCTCTGGAGGCGCTGCATTGGTTCCAATCGGAGGTCATCTCGGGGCGCGCCTCATTCTGCCCAATCTGCGCGATGCCGGTGCTAGGAGATCTCTGCCGCGTGTGCCTAGTCCTTGATGACGCCCGCGCTCAGGAGCGCGACGCCGAATGGATCGAGACTGCCAACGAGGGGACGGATACCTCGGAAGGCAGAACCAGAGATCTCGCCGACGCGCAGCTTGATTTGATTCGAGAGTACTTCCATACCGTCAACGCGATCGCAACGGCGGCGGATGCTGTCGTAATGAGCGAAATTGCTGCTCAGGCAGCTAGCTGAGTTTTCCGATAACTGAATGTATAGTCGTTCGTCTCTTGGCTTAGCCAAAAGCGACCATATACTCGAAAGGATCAAATAAATGCACCGTACACCATCTGTTATGACTATGACTAAAACCGTTCGAGTCTTATTCCCTCAAGACCAACTCGATGCCCTTTCCGTATGCGATGCTCTCACGGAGTACATCGGTGCAGGTGACCAATCCGGTGGCCCCGCCGTTTCTTGGTTTCGCACGCAAATCGAAGCGGGCAGGGCGAGCTTTTGCGGAGCATGCGGCCAGCCTTATTTGGGATCGTTGTGTATGACCTGCTTGGAGCTTCCAGTATGTCGTCAAGAGTTGGTCGGAAAACTGGACCCGGACATGCTTCGATCGCATATGAAAGACAACCCTCAGGAAGAACAACGACAGCTTGCTTACAGCCGTGTCTGGCTGATCAAGGCATGGCGAGACCTTGCGGACCAGGCAGATTGCTCCGCCGATTACGTGATTTATCGCGAGGCAGCCATCGCCGCCAAAAGTTCGGTGTCTCGCGCTGCCGAAACGGACCGAGTATTGCAAAAGGAAGCCGCCTAAGCTGCTTCACCGTCGGCCGGGCGGATTCTGCCCGGCCGCTTTCTCGCGGAGAAGATAATCCCTAATCCTCCTGGTAGGCATCGTTAAAGAAGCGATTGAGGGCCAGAATTTTCCCAAAATGTCAAGCTTTATTATACATATCGGCATAATATAGTACGGATGTTCCCTTCTTGGAGCACCTATATAGGCCGGGACGAAAGAGCCGTTTCGGCCTTTTCTTTTGAAAGGAACATTATGGCTGACGGAACAATGAGTACATCTCCTCCTAATACTTCGGACTCTCAGGAACCGGCAACCGCCGAGCAAATCTTGGAAGTCTATAAGAGAATGCCACGTATTAGTACAAGCCGTTTCGGGAGGAATAAGGACAAATCGCCACTCTACCTCCAAGCGGTAGCAGCTCTCCGCGCCGTTGCAGACAAGGAACGGACTTCCGATCTCGTGTTTGCGGAAGTGTACGCTCCTCTTTGGGAAGTGGGATTCGCAAGGGCGTATGGCCTTACCAAGACCACGAAATCAGCATGCCTGCGTAAACTATTCGGCAAGCGATGCGGGTCCGCAGGTCATCGATATGCGTCAAAATTTCCAGATTCAGAAGGCTTCCCGTGCCATCCTCCGGGCTGCGACCACCCATCGCTCTGGTACAAGGACGGCAAGCCCTACGCCTTTGTATACCATCCCTATGGTCTGCGAACAGACGAAATCATCGAGTTAGGCAAATTGTGTGAGCGTCTGGATTTGAACGTCGAAATCGACGCCGTCTCCTGGCATTATCCTGGAAAGACGATTAGCGTTACTCTCACACATAAGCTATCTCGTGAGAACGATCGGAGCGCGAATGCCTGAGCTTGACCCCGTGTCAACCTCACAATTCAACGCGGCGGATGTCGCCGCGTGGCTCTCGGTCCTGCATGCGCCGGGCGAGGTCATCGAGATCCGTGTACTGGAGTCTTCCAAGAAGACGACGGCCGGATACTACGACGACTTCGCCAAGGCTGCCGCCGACGTGCGCCGGTTCGACGGGAAGTGCGCGGTGTATTCCGTGCTGAACACCGTCAACCCGAGCCTGCTCGGGCGCATCTGCAACCGCCTGGAGGCGTCTCCGGAGGCGCTGACGTCCGACAAGGACATCATGCGCCGGCGCTGGCTGATGGTCGATTTCGACCCGGTCCGGCCGAAGGGGATTTCCTCCACGCGCGCCGAGCACGACGCCGCGCGGGACCGCGCTCGAATTGTGCGCGATTACCTTCACGAGAAGGGCTTCACCGAGCCCGTCATCGCCGACAGCGGCAATGGCTGGCACCTGCTTTACCGTCTGGATCTGCCTAACGATAACGAGACGCGCGATCTGCTCTCCCATTGCCTGGAAGCCCTGGATCTGCTGTTCGGCGATGACGTCGTGGGCGTCGACAACACGACGTTCAACAGCTCGCGCATCTGCAAGTTGTACGGCACGGTCTCCACCAAAGGAGACAGCACGCCGGACCGCCCGCACCGCCGGGCGCGCATCCACCGCATGCCCGAGGCGCCGGAGCCGGTATCTCTCGCGCTGCTGCAAGAGCTCGCCGCGACGCTGCCGCCGACGCCGGCGGCTCCGCCGCGCACGGCGGACGCGTTCGACCTGGAGCGGTGGATCGCGGATCACAACCTGCCTGTCGCGAAGACGGGGCCGTACTCTGGAGGCGGCCGCAAGTGGATCCTGAACCCATGCCCGTGGAACGGCGATCACACCAATGACGCCGCCTTCATCATCCAGTTCGCCAGCGGCGCCGTCGCCGCTGGCTGCCGCCACAACGGCTGTCATGGAAGAACCTGGCAGGATCTGCGGCGGATGTACGAGCCGGACGCATACGACGCGCCGGCCCCGCATTCGGATGCCTCAAACACTCCTGGAGCGCCGAACAGCGCCGCAGGCAGTACGCCGGATCCGCGGCGCGTCGATCAGTTGATCTCCGGCGCCGGCGCGTTCGAAAGCCGTCAGCGGCGGCAGGGCGCAGCCCCCGAGCCGGTGGCCCCCGATGAGGAATGGGAATGTCCCTTGCCGCTTGGTGAGGAGAAACTCCCTCCCTTCCCGCTGCACGCCCTGCCGCCGGTGCTGGCAAGCTACGCCAAGGAAGTCGCCGAAGACGTCCAGGTCCCGATCGACATCACGGGGATGCTGGCGCTGTGCGTCATTTCCGCCCTGAACTCCCGCCGCGTCCAGGTCCAGGTCGGCGCCTGGTCCAAGAAACACATCGAAACTGTCAATCTTTATATGGTCGTCGCCTCCGTTGCGGGATCGGGCAAAAGCCCCGCCATGAAGCGCATGGCCGCGCCGATCGTACAGATCGAGCGGGAGCTGCGCGAGCGCTTCGAGGGAGCGCACACGACCGCCGTGGCCAAGTTCGAGACCGATAAGAAGCGGCTGACCGCACTGCAAACCAAATCCGCCAACGCCCAGGCGTCCGCCCGCCGATTGATCGACGACGAGATCCTCGGCCTGGTCGAAGAGATGAAGGAGCCCAAGGCGCTGCCGCGCATGCTAGTGCAGGACATCACTATGGAGGCGCTGTTCACAAAGCTCTCCGAGCAGGAAGACAACTGCATCGCCAACCTGGATACTGAGGGCGGCCTCTTCTCCATCATCAAGGGCCTGTACGCGAGCAAGAACAGCAGCCCCAACATGGATATCTATCTCAAGGCCTGGAGCGGCGACTACGCCACCAACGACCGCGTCGGCAAAGGCAACAGCTACATCCTGGCGCCGACGCTGACCATCGGCCTGACCGTCCAGCCGGAGATCATGCAGTCCCTCGCCGAAGACGAGCGCCTGCACCACAACGGCTTCCTCGCCCGCTTCCTGTACGCCGTGGCGCCGAACCTTGCGGGAGAGCGTCCATACCTGGACGAAGGCGGCTCGAACGCCAGCGAATACGCTTACACGCAGACCATCCTGGCGCTCCATGATCTTCCGAAGGCGATCACCGAGGATGCGCCCCACAAACGGTTCCTGCTCACCATGGACGCCGAAGCGATCGCCGTACATAAGCACTATCACAACGACATCAACGCCCGGCAGCGGCCCGGTCAGGACCTCGCCGCCATGCTTGCGTGGTCCTCCAAGCTCGCCGGCAACGTCGCGCGAATCGCCGCCAATCTGCACATGGTCAAGCACGTCGGCGTTCAACCGGGCAGCCGTATGCCCTGGGAAACGCCAATCAGCGGCGAAACCATGGCTCAGGCGTGGGAGATCGGAACCTACTGTATCCCGCACGCCGTCGCTGCCTTCGGCCTGATGCGCTCCGATTCCATCGTTGCGCTCGCCAGGCGCATCATCGAATGGATCAAGCGCAAAAAACTGAACGCCTTCACGATGCGCGAAATCCGCCAGGCGCTCAACCCGGAGTCCAAGGAGCGCATCGAACTCGCGCTCACCCGGCTGATGGAGGACGCCTACGTGCGTCTCGAAATGCCGGCCAAAAAAGAAGGACGTGGGCGCCCGGGCAAGCCCTACTATGCGGTAAACCCCTGTGTCGTCTCCGAAGGACGCCAACAGCTGCAAGCCGCGTAAAAATGCCGAATTAATTATGTTGGATTATGTTGGAGATTGTTGGAGAACGCACCCAACATAATTCCACGAAAAAATAAGAAGGGGATACCCCGATTATTCCCGTTTGCCGAATTATGTTGGGATGTTGGACGATTTCTAGAAACGTATTTCAAACTATTTATTTCTTATGTCTACTGTTATGACACCTTACGAAGTCCTTAACGCCATAAGAACCAACACATACCAGCCACCCGTCTATACCGAAAATGGCCCAACAAACCCAACAAAAATACCGGGAGACGATCTGCTGGGAGAAGCGCGAAGGCTCAACCGGTCCTGTGGACGCCAGATCGAATTCTTACGCACCGGCGAAGTCCACGCCAAACTCACAAGGCCGCAGATGGTGGAGAAATGCCGTCAGACGATCGCCCATCTCGAAAACGTGTGCCAGCAGCTCGATCCCGGGACAACGGACGGCTACGACGATCCTGACGACGAATTCGCCGATCACTGCGTGGAGACCTGGAAGTATGAGATCGCGCAGCAGGAGCGACCCGTCCACGAACGCTGAGCATAACCCATGTACGTCTCCGGCGCCCTGGAAACCCATGTACATGGGGCCGCCGCTGGCGTGGCTCTGTGGCGGCGTTTGTGGTGACGGCGGCGATGAGGAGCTACCGCGTCGCCCTGCGGAATTTGGTTCGAGGGCAGCGGGAGATCGGTATGAATGTGGAGACGAAAGCGGAGTTGCGGGAGCGGCTGGCGAAAACAGAGCGGCTGTTTGATGACGCAATATATGGCATGGGGGCGGCCGGCGCCCCCGTCGATGGATGCATGACGAGCGGCTATCTCTCGACATGTTTCTCACTGTCTTAGAATAGACAGCGGATTGGGCGCGGCGACCACCTTGGCATCATGGTGACCCAGACGCGTCTCAGGCCGAATTGCCAGCAGAAGGCGGCAAGGTCCGCGTCGGTGATGATCGTCTCCCAGGGTAGACGGCACTCAGTGCAAATCAATCCGCGTCCAAAGAGTGACTGCTCCATGTAATAGCAGCCACATCGCCAGCAAGCCTGCTGGCGTAGGCTCCGCCCCATGAATACATGGTCGGGAAGTGAGATACTCGTAGTCATTTTATGTCTTTCACCGGAGCACAGTGGCGGTTTTAGCGTGTGCTCTGTTTTTACTATCGTTGATTTTTTTCAAAAGCGCATAAAAAAGTTTTGGCAAGGCAAAATAATCGTAAGGAGTGAGCCATGCAGACGCCGCCCGGGACAATCCAGTCCGCCGAGCCAGTCATTTACGATGAGGTGACACTGCGGCGCTGGACACGCACGCGTACGGCCGCGCAGTGGGCACTGGACTACTACCAGGACAAAGGGGAGTGGCCGGCGATTAAGCAGATCGCCGGCCGCGCGGGCGTGAGCACCGGCACCGCGCACAACGCCTTGAAGCAGGCAAAAAGTGGAATAGCGTAAAGGGTGAGGTGATTTTATCCAATACCTAGCAGTCAATGCCGCACCCCTCATCTGTGAGGTACTATGCTATGCGAAAGGTTAAGTCTGTTGTCACTAGGACACTGATATTCTTGTTAACGCGCTAACGCAACCAAAGGTCATCAATGCTAAAATTCAATCGCCATTTTCCTGTCTTATGTACCCTTCTGGGAGTCGCCTCTGTCAATTCGGCTCACGCGGCGTTGGTGGTGATCGGCGCGCCCTATCTAGGGAACTACGCACCGTTCGGAACAAGTGGAGGGGCACAGTCACATTACGCTGCTGGGTGCGAGTATCAACAGATATATCCGCACAATACCTTTTACTCCGTTTCGTATAAACCGGTAATTATTAACCAAATCTCTTTTGCTTCTGAAAGAGCAGACTTTGCGGGAAATCAGCCGAAGATAAATGTTGCTACCTACCATGTAACTCTTAGTTTTTCTAATACGTCGTCGTCATTGAGTGCTCCCAGCACAATCTTTGACGAAAACAAGGGAAGCAATTTTACCCAAGTGTTCAGTGGCGATTTATCAACAACACTGAAGGGGGACGGAAGCTTTGATCTAAACTTCCCGACAAGTCCATTTTTATATGATCCATCGAAGGGAAATCTATTGTTCGATGTATTTATCAACGCCGACACCGATTCAACTGGTGACGCAGGTTTCGACTTCACCACCGGAGCGTTCAGCAGAGTGGCAAAAGTTGGGGGAGATCCCAATCTCGATACCTACGCACACCCCGATGGGTTAGTGACGCAATTTCGTGTCATTCCTGCTACCGTTCCGGAGCCCACCGCTCCCGTCTCATTCGCCATAGGCGTGCTAGGGCTATCTGCTATGCTTTGCGTTAGTCGCAAGCGGTGTGCAGCCAATAGCCTCTAGACAATCTCCCATGTCCCCGTTAGCCAAATTCTGGAATTTGGCTAACGGGCATCTACCGCTCTTATCCGGAGGTCATTGTCTTTTTCAATAATGAAAAAAGAGAGCGATTACCCCCTAGACAATCAAATCGATCCACGCAATAATAATCGTACACAAGTCAACGCGAGTACAGCGCAGGGCCAGCGACGAGCATCCACCGCTCGCTCTCGCTGGCCGCTTACTCCGCCTTGATCGTCGTTCCCGCCGGCCGCTCTGAAACGGTCCATAGCTCCTGCGGACACTCTTCAGGAGCGCAACATTCTCCTCACGTAGCGGGTCCATACGTGCCCCGCACCTACCTAGCCCTTACTGCGTCTCGGCCCTTCGCGCTGTCTGTTCTCGCTCACCACACCACCATGAACCATACCTGGCTCTCCCTTCATGCGGGCTGCTGCTCGCCTGCCGCTGCGGCGCGTCTGATGCGCTGCTCCGTCGCCGAGGCCACGCGTCAGCTCACTGCCGTCGCCGTCGCCAAATCGCGCCATGAGCGCACGCAGGAGCGCGCGGCGGACGCAGTTTCGAACAGCGGCGCCTACGACGCGCTGCACCTCTGGGGGACCGGGAAGCTCGGGCGGGGGATCAGCCTGGAGAAGAGCGGAGACATCACCTTCGCGCATATGGTCACGCGGTAAGAGGCTACGCTGATGGCGCATCCCAAATGCGGGCGGCCCTGCAAGACGAAGAACGGCGCGCCCTGTGAGAACGCCGCCGGCCAGCGCACCGATCATGTCGGGGTGGGGGCCTGCTGGAAGCATGGCGGCAATGGAGGGCGGCCGGTGAAGCACGGACTGTATTCGAAGATCGAGCGGCCTCGCCTCAAGGAGCTGCTGGACGCGGCGGACGAGCTTGGAGACCCGCTCGACTTGCTCCCGCACGTCAAGATGCTCGGCGCGCTCGTCACCGACTGGGTGGAGCGCTACGACACGTTCACCGAAGCGCTGATCGCCTGGCACCAGTCCTACGACAACCCCGAGCGCGTTTCCAAGCCCACGCAGCTGCTCGACATCACGTCCGCCGCCGGGCTGATCGGTCAGATCGGCGCGATGGTGGATCGAATCCATAAGCACCAGGATAAGACCGCCGTTCCGCTCGTGGCGCTGGATGATTACGTGACCAGTATTGGGCTTGCTGTCATTCAGGCGGCTCGGGAAACGATTCATGACGACGCTCTGCGGGCCGAATTTATCGCAGTTGCTGACAAACGGCTCGCCGACGTTCGGATCGACCTCCCCGCCAGAAAAGGAGCCTAGCCTCGCGGTCCAGGCCTTCCGCCGCGCGCAGATGGCCGATCAGATCCCGATGCGGCTTGCGCAGTTCTTCCGCGAGAGCTGGCCGGTCCTCGAAGCCGCGACGCCGCTCGACGACAACTGGCACATCGACGCGATGGCCGAGCACGTTGAGGCGGCTCTGCTCGACTGGTGGGCCGTCCAGCAGTGGAAGATGGCCGCAAGGCGCGGCCTGGCCGTCGAAGAACGTCCCGTCCAGCGTATCAAGGATCTGATCGTCAACGTCCCGCCGGGGACCGCGAAGTCTCGTCTGGTCTCCGTCTGCGCTCCCGCGTGGATGTGGACGATCTGCCCGGCCTGGCGTTCGATCTTTATCAGCGGCAACCCGCGCGTTTCCACCCGCGACTCGCTGCTCTGCCGCGAGCTGATCCGCTCCGACTGGTACCGCGAGACCTTCCAGCCCACATGGCGCCTCGCGGCCGATCAGGACGCGAAGACCCTCTTTAAGAACACCGCCGGCGGCTCGCGCCTCGCGATCGGCGCCAAGGCGAAGATCACCGGCGACCGCGCCGACGCGCTCTTCGTCGACGACGCTAACGACGCCGCCGACATTGAGAGCGACGCCGAGCGCGAAGCCGTCAATACCTGGTGGGATAATGGCGCGGGCAACCGCGTCAACGACCTGCGCACTTCCGTACGGATCGGCATCCAGCAGCGCCTGCACGAAGACGACTGGACCGGTCACGTCCTCAGTATCAGCGAATGGTTTCACCTCGTGCTCCCGATGGAGTACGAGGTCAAGCCCGCTTGTGAGTGCGCCAGCTGTAAACGCGCCGTCAACCCCCTTGGATGGCGGGATCCGCGCGTCCAGGCTGGCGAACTATTATTCCCGTCCCGTTTCCCGCCCGAGGTGCTCGCCGCCGAGCTGCGGCGCCTGGGCACGATGGGCTATGACGGTCAGTACCAGCAGCGCCCCAGCGCAAAGGGCGGATCGATCTTCAAAGAGGCGTGGTTCGAGCGCAACCGATACCGCCGCCTGCCCGAGCTCGTCGAAGTCTGGACCGTCTGGGATACAGCGCTCAAGGCCAAAGAGGCGAACGACGAAAGCGCCTGCATCACCGCCGGGAAGGGCGCCGACGGCGATCTGTACATTCTCAATATGGCGCATGGCCGATGGGAGACGCCGGATCTCGTCAACTTCCTGATCGCGCAAGCCTATTATTATCGTCGGCTCTACGGCGACAAGTATCGCGGCGACTATGTTGAGGACGTCGGCAGCGGCACGGTCCTGATGCAGTACGTCAAGCGACACACCGACGAAGACCGAACGAAGGCGGAAGACGGCTCGAAACTGGCGCTGATCGGCATTGCTGTCGCCGGCACAGGCGACAAGGAGAGCCGCGCGAAAAGCGTCTCGCCGTTCGCCGAGGGCGGCCGTGTCCATCTGCCCGATCTCAACATCTATCCTGGTTGCTTTGAATGGGTGCGCGACCTTCTCGCGCAGATTACGAAGTTCCCGAAGGCGAAGAACGACGACATTGTCGACGTCTTCGTGAACGCACTCCGGAAGTTCCTCGAAACGCTCGGGACGAAGAAAAGCCGGCGTGGCAGACGAGGCGGAACAGTATGACAACAAGAGCCGAACAAGCCGCCGCGCTGATCAATACGCGAAGCCTGCCCGTGGGGCTCGGATGGCTGCAAGACAAAGCCGCCGAGGCCCACGCCTACGATGTGCTGAACCCGTATCCGCTGTTCCATTTCAAGGAGTGGAAGACGGAGGATCGAGGTCCGCTTCCGCGCTGCATGCCGCTCGCCAAGAGCATCATCGCGCGCGGCGCCAAGTGGCTGTTTGGGCAGCCGCTTCAGATCCATTGCGCGGAGAATCCCGATCTGGAGGAGTTCCTGCGCAAGATGTGGCGCAAGAACAAGATGGGCGCGCGCCTTGTGGCGATGGCGCGGCAGGGCGGCTGCGACGGCGGAATCGCGCTGAAGTTCTCGTACGACGAGACCGCGCGCATCCCGCTCTCGATTCAGTCGCTCTCCCTGGTGGATGAGGTGCGCCTGTACTACGATCCCCACAACTGCGCCGATCTGCTGATGGCGAGAATCCAGTACAGCTACTTCGACGCAGTGGCTGGAAAGACGATGTGGTACCGCGAGGAGTGGACCGACGACGAGGAGATCCATTACTTTCCATTGCCTCAGGAGAGCCTGAACACGAGCCTTGGCAGCACTCGCCTCTACATGTCCTACAACCGTACGGATCCGGACACGTACGAGGGCTGGAAGATCAGCAGTCGCGCCGCCAATCCCTTCGGCGTCATTCCGCTTACGCACATCAAAAACGTGGAGACGGACGACCTGTACGGCGCCGGTGATCTCTGGGATCTGTACCGCGTGCTCGACCGGATCAACTTGACCTATCACCTGATGGACAAGAGCAACCAGTTCGACGCCGAAAGCAACCCGATCTTCATTGATCTTGACCTGGACGAGGACGATATCGACAAACCGCTCCAGCCCGGCCAGCCGATCGACGCGCACAGCGCTGAGGGTGAGAAGCAGGGCAAAGTAGAGTTCCCGCCGACCGGCAACGGCCTGCGCCCCGCGATGATGGAGTATGCGAAGGATCTGAAGAAGCAGATCCTCGCCGCCGCGTCGTCGGTGGAAGTCGATCAGTCCGAGTTCAGCAACAAGGGAAACCTGACGAACGCGGTGCTCGCGCAGCTGTACCTGCCGCAGATCGAACTGACGGAAGAGAAGCGCAAGAGCTGGGGTGAGGATGGTCTTTGTGAGTTTCTCGCTCTGGTGGCGCGCGGCTTGCAGAATGTCGGCGTCGATCTGGGCGTCCGTGAAGACGACGAAGACAGCTATGATGTGACCCTGGCCTGGCCGCCTTATTTCCAGATGTCGCAGGACGAACTGACAGCGCTGACGGGACGCACGCAAGAGCAGGAGATCGCCGGCTACATCACCCACGAGCGCGCGATCGAGCGCGTCGCGCAGGCGGAAGGCATCGAAGACGTGACGGCGCTGATCGAGGAGCTGAAGACGGAGCCACCACCACCGGCCGCCACGCCGACGGCGGCGGACGCCAGCCTCCAGCAGACCGAGCAGGAGATCGCCGGCCTCAAGGGCGCGGCGGGAAAGAGCGGCGTGTAAATGGCGATGGATTTAACGGTTCCTCAGTGGCTGCGCGATTATGTCGATCTGTGGGCTGATCGCCTGGGGCTTTATCCTGAATGGCAGCCTATCGGGATAAAACTCGCTCGCGTCGTTTACGGCGAAGAGTTAACGTTTGCAGTTTCTGCACGTATCGCCAAGCTGAACAAGGCGACGATCACGTTCAGCTGTGATGTCGAAGACACGGCGGAATGGCGCATCACTGTCGTCCACGAACTGCTTCACGTCAAGCACACGCGGATTGACGCCTACATTCGAGAATGTATCACGCCCCAACTCGCGCCCGGCGCCGAGAAGGTCGCCGACGCTGGCTATGATCAGCAAATGGAAAGCTACATCGAGAGTTTCGCCCACATCCTCTACGATATGTGGGCGGCCAAAGAAGCTGAGCCGGAGCGAATAGCGAAGGTTCCGAAGCGTAAATAATGGCCGACATCTTCGAGATCTCCGAGCTGGCGAAGGAATACGCGCAGTTGATCCGCGCCTCCCGGCAAAAGCAAATGCAGCTCGACCGCGACACTATCGCGCATGTGCTGGGACTGCTTCATGACACGCTGGACGCGCTGCAAGAGGACATCCGCAGTATTCCGCGCGGAATACTCGCCGAACGCTTCCAGCGCGATCTGGAGCGCAGCATCAGTCGCCATGTGACCACATTCGGCGAGCGCTTCAAGGCGTCGCTGGACGGTGGGATTGAAGCGGCGGCGCTGAACGTGTCCGAGCGCGAGGCGGATCTGCTGCGGCGTCTTTCTCTGGTGCGTACCCAGATCCATCCCGAGCACTCGCTGCACGTCGCCGCCGGCGCGGCTCAGATCGGCGTCGAATTCGGCAGGGTACAGGCGGAGGTGCTGGATCGGCTGTACGCCAGGGTTTACCCGGACGGCCTGAAGCTCTCGCAGCGCCTCTACAACCTGGACAGGGACGCGCGCCGCTCGATCGCCGATACGCTGTTCAGCGGCGTCGCGCAGGGGCAAAGCGCGCGGAAGCTGGCGGAGGCGCTGCGCCCGCTGCTGACAGCGCCGGGCGTGGAGAATGTTCGCTACAAAGCAATGAGGATCGCCCGCACGGAGATCAACAGCGCTTATCGCGAGGGACATATTGCGAGCGTCACGGACGAGAACGGAAAGCTCAAGCCGTGGGTGGAGGCAATCGGCTGGCGATTGTCGCCGGCGCATCCTCGCACGGATATCTGTGACGCCTGGGCCGGCGACGACACCGAAGGACTGGGAGCCGGGAACTACTCGTCTGGCAATGTTCCGCCCGGGCATCCTCACTGCCTTTGCTATACTGTCACGCTCTTGGCGTCGCTCCCGGATCAGCAGTTCGTGAGCCATCCTCCGAAGCCGGACGATGTGCCCGAAAGCCAGCGCAAATACTACGGGCAGCCGAAGCCCGATCCACCAGCCCAAAGCGACTCCTGACGGGGCCGCTTTTTTGCTGTCCTTTTCCATCTACCCGGCCACGGGCGCTCAGTGGCAAACTACCCTGATCTCAGGAGAAACGACAACACCATGTTCCATCGACGATTTGAAACTACGCTGACCCATCCTCGGTACTTCGCTCCGGATGAGCCGCCCCCCACCGCACCGGTAGCGCCGCCCGCAGTTCCTGCGACACCGCCGGCTGTAACCCCGCCTTCGACGGATCCCGAGAAGCCAGCGCAAGACAACGAGGCGAACATGTGGCGCCGCAAGGCGGAGCAAGCGGAGAAGCGCAACAAGGAATTGGAAGACGCGGAAACCGCTCGCAAGACTGCGGAAATGACGGAGCTCGAGCGCGAGCGCGCCCGGGCCGATCAGGCCGAAACGGCGCGCAAGCAAGCCGAGGATCGCGCGCTGCGTCTCCAGATCGCTGGCGAAACCGGTCTATCGATCGACATCCTCAACGATCTGAACGGCGCCGACGAAGCGACACTGCGCGCGCAGGCTGAACGCCTCGCCGCGAACGTGGTCAAGCCTCCGGTCCAGGCCGGCACGAACACCCGCCCGGCGGCTGGGCAAGGACCGTCCCTCGACGAAAAAATCAACGCCGCCTATAAGGCCGGCAATACCCTGGAAGTCATTCGCCTCAAGCGCGAATCGGCTTCCAAATAGCAAAGGATTGACCCATGCCCAACGGCATTGTAACCATCAATAACGTCGTTCCCTACCTGGGGGAACTCTTCCAAATGAACAAGCGGCCTAACGCGCTGCTTCGTCTGCTGGGCGGCATCCAGGGCGGCGTTCAGGAAACCACCGCGAAGGAATTCCCGATCGGCGCCTTCTGGAATATCCCCGCTCCCGCGCAGCCGGCAATCCTCGAAGGCGCCAATGCGCCCACACCGGCGTATCGGTCGCTAACCCAATCCACAAATGTGATCCAGATCTTCCAGGAGGCGATCACGATCACTTACCTGGCGCAGTCGGATCATACCGTCGCCGGCATCGTCCCGATCCCGCAAGGGGCCGCGCAGGGCGGAGTGCAGAATCCACGTTCGTCGGAATTCCAGGTCATGACGACCCTGCAAAAAGTCGCGCAGGACGCGAACTATTCGATGCTCAACGGGACCTTCGTCAATCCCGCTGACCCGGCAAGCACCGCGCTGAAGACGCGAGGCTTGCTCACGGCGATCACGACCAACAGCATCGATAAGAGCGCGGACACAGGCGTCACCACCACGATGTACCGGGGTTATGTCAATCTCCTGATGCAGACCGTCATTACCGCGAACGGTTACGGCGTGGATGAGACATGGACGCTGCTGGCCGGCACGACGGAGTACTCGAACATCTGCGCCGCTTACGAGGCGCAGGGCACGATTTACCTCCAGCCGGAGAGCGAGTACGCCGGCATCAAGGTCCGCAAGATCCTGACCCGCTTCGGCTCCATCAATCTGGTGCTGGAGCCGGATATGCCAGCGCAGTATTTCGCCATCTGCAACCTGGGCGTCGCCGGCATCGTCGGTCTCCCGGTTCCGAACAAAGGCATCTTGTTCGAAGAGCAACTCTTCAAGCAGGGATCGGCGGATCAGACGCAGCTTTACGGTCAGCTCGGCATTGACCACGGCCCCGAATATTGCCACGGCAAGCTGAAGGTGCCTGCGAGCGTCGCCCTGTAAATCGGTCTATGACACGAGGGGCGGCGGACGAAGCCGCCCTGGAGTTCACGAACATGCCTAAGGTTATCAACCGCAATTTCAGCACGTATTTTGACATGGTCACAAACACGCAGTTCGAGCGCATGCTCGATCGTCAGGCGGGCGTGTACATCGCGGTCGCGGACGTCGCGCCGAAAGTGGCGAAGTCATTCGATGGCCGTTACGGTTTCGAAGTGCTGACGCCCGAGCAGTACACCGCCATGACTACCACGCCGGAACCCGAAGATCCGGAAGAGCCTGAGACCGGTAATCCGGTGACGGACGCGGCGGCCGCGCAAGCCGCTGCGGACGCCGCCGCGAATGGTGGCCAGGGGGCCACGCCTCCAACGCCTCCTGGACCGCCCAAGCCTCCCGCATCGAGCTAAACCATGAGCACCACCGATTATACGATCTGGCCGACGTCGGAGGATGTGCAGCTGCGCCTGTCGCACGCCGGCGTAACGCTGCGCAACGTCAATCTGGCGCGGCGATTTCAGCAGGCGATGGACGGCGTTACGGCGGAAGTTGCCCGCAAGACAAAGCGGCAATTCTTGCCCGGCGCCGCTGGCGAAGTCCGGATCTATGACGGGACCGGAACGGCGGAGATGGAGATCGATGAGATCGTCTCTCTCACCAGTGTCGCCGTCGTTGGGATCCAGAGCGCGCCGGGTTACACGCTCACCGACGTGCAGCTTATCCAGGAACAGAATAAGCCGTTGACGCGCCTGGTGGTGGCGCGCGGCTCGGTTCCGGCGTTCATCAGCGAAGGCGTGATCGTCCCTTATCCGTCGCTCTTTCCAGCCGGTCGTCAAAACATCCTGGTGACCGGGCAGTTCGGTTATGGCGCCGAGATCCCCCATGATCTCTGGGATGCGGTGTGCGGCGAGGTCGCGCGACGGCTGACGGCGGAGGCGATCTTCAGCCCGGGCGGACAGGTGTCCGTCCGCAAGGCCGGCGACGAAGAGGAGCGGTACAAACTGCCCACGGCGACGGATGCGGCCTGGGGACTCGACTACGCCGCGAAGCTTGCCGACTACACGCGCCCGGCCGGAAAGCGGCTGCGCAACATGCGCCCGAGGATGATCTGATATGCCTCTCGACCCCATTGCGGTCCGTATCCTGCGCGCAAGCCGTTCCCGGACGCCGACAGGCGGCAAGACGGTGAATGCCGAGGCAGATATTCCCGGCTCGCCGTTCAGCGCGCGCGTTTACCGCGTCGCTCAGGTGACCGTGAACCGAGATGAGGCGGAGCCGGGTATCGCGACGCAGGATCAAATGCGTCGCCTCTCAATCCTGGATCCCGCCGCCGGCGTGCGCAAGAACGACATCGCGCTCATTCCCAGCGACGACGATCCCAGCGTCACGGAGAGGGCTAAGGTCCTGCGAGTTCGGCGCTACAGCGATCGCGTCCAGTGCGATCTGGAGACAGGAGTCGACGGATGAGCGTGGAAGGCGCCGACACAGTGATCGGCAACCTGGCGAAATGGATCGAGGAACGCCAGAAGCTGGCCGAACTCGCCATGAACGAAGTGATGGCGGCGCTGGAGGGCTGGGCGAAGTCTGAGCACGCCTATACGGACCGGACGGCAAACACGACCAACAGCATTCGCGGCGAGGTCGCGGAGGCGACCGCCGAGATCGTTCGCGGCGTGTTGTCCGCCGGCATGGATTACGACATCTTCCTGGAGCTGGCTCACGATGGCAAATGGGCGTTCCTCTGGCCCGTCATCATTCGTCACGAGCAAGATATTTTGAACATTCTTCGCAGCCGCCTGGGCAACGATGCCGTCGGCGCGTCCCTCTCGCGGTCCGGCAGCCTGGCGAAGTCCTTCGCCGACGCCAAGACGAATTTCCGCAACGACCGAGCGCGCGCGGCGGCGCATGGAGCTGACTGATGAGCCTCGCCACAAAGACGGTGATCGTCGCGGCGATGAGCGCCGACGCGCCGCTCGTGGCGCTGCTGGCGAAGGATCCCGACGATAGCACCGCGCCCGCGATCTTCAACGGCCATAAATCTCAGACGCCTCCGGTTTACAACTCCGTGACATACAGGATCGCCGACGGCGCTCCGGATCGGCGGTTCCGCCCGGCGATTAATGTCGGCGGTGGCCCGTCCACGGTGCAGGATGAGTATCTGGAGATTGAAGCATGGACCCAGAAACCGGACTGCGCGGATCTGGAAGCGATCGCCGCGCGCCTGGTCGCCATCTTTGACGGACGCCCTCTTTCTCTCACAACCGGCCGGGTATTCCGCGCGGAATGCGTCATGACCCAATCCGATCTCTACGACAAGACGCTCAACGCGTCGTTTCTTCTCGCCCGCTACCGGCTCAGAATCGCTAGATAGGAATTCAGTGTTTACTGAATTGTACATTGCAACTTTTCGAGTGCCTGTGTGTCAAAATAGTTATAGAGACTAACTTACAATTGCACGACGGGAAATTGTCTTCTGCAATAATACTAATCTCTGATTTACTATTAGGAGATCTATTTTGACATTCAAAGACAACAGCAATCACATTCTCTCAATGGCTTCGAACATTGCGGCATTGGCTGCAAGCGTTTTAGGGTTGGTATACGGGCTAGGATTTTTCGTTTGCAGTGTGTACCTTAGTTCATTAGGCGCCGTAGATTTCGTTCTGCTAAAACCACGATATATTGCAGTGGGTATTACTGCAATGATAATAATGCTCGGTAGTTATGTGGCGCAAAGTTGTTATTTTGAAGACAAGCTTAAAAAGGCTATGTCGGATAAGGCGATACCCAAGGTTATTCTTAAGATTATTTATTCGTGGTTATTGTGGTTAGTACTAGAATTGATTCTGCTTAGCTTTTTTACTACGGCGTCTAAATTAACCTGGCATATGTATATGTTAAAGATGCTGGCGTTTGTGATCGCGATCCCGACTGTTTTCGTTTGGATTGATAACGCAAGATCAAATAATACATTTCACTGGTTCGTTAGTTATCTTCATGTATTTACAGTCGGAGCTGGTTTAATAGTTTTGTACAGCAGAACCATATTCCCGCTAATTCCTGCCGCATATGGAGGAGGCGCCCTGCCAGAAGTACAATTAATCTGTACACATGAAGGATCAACAATCTTAGCATCAGCTTTGCCAATGACATCTGCTCAATCATTGACTACTAACTGGGTGCAGCTGATTGATGAGGACGACAAAGCTGTACTTATTCGTGTTCGAGATCAAACAAATCACGGTTACCATGTGTTGCGGCTTGACCGCTCGTTGTTTAACGTAATCGTATACAAGCCATAACATCAAATAATTAAATCACGAAAACAGATAGTGCAATGTCTTATCTGTTGCTAATTATTAAGACCCAGCCGAAAGGCGGGTCTTTTTTATTGCGAAAGGTCTATCATGCCCACAGAACTTCACGTATTTGGTTCCGGTAAGTGCCGCATTGGCAACGTCGGCGCCACGCTCACCGACAGCGCCAACGGCGTCGGCTCGGTTCAAGATAGCTCGATGAACACGAAGTACGACAAGAAGGAGCTGTACAACACTCCGATCGTCAGCATGTTCCCGGTCGATGTCGGCTTCTCCAAAGGCGAATGCAGCGTCAAGATCAACTTCAAGGATATCAACCGAGACGTCATCGCCCGCATCACTGGCGCCACAAAAACGACGGTATCGACCACCGACACCTACACCATCGGCAAGACCGCGCAGCCGACGAAGTTCCGCCTGGAGCTCGATCAGATCGACACGAACGGCAAGAACGTCAAGATCGTTCTCTTCAACTGCTACGCAGTGGATCTGCCGCTGACGTTCAAGCTCGACGACTTCGCCGATATGCAGATCGAGGTCTTCTGCCTGGGCGATCCGGCCAACGCCGGCGCGGTCGGCACGATCTCCCTGGATCAGTAAACCGCGAGGAGATCACCATGTCGGAACAGCGTATTTTTAGCACGGGTGTGCTCCAAGCATATCCCGGCGTGCTCGGATCCGGCGTTCTGCCGGATCCGACACAGATCCTCTCAGGCGCATCGCTGTCGGCGTCTCGCACGATCAACAGCGGCGCGACTTACGCCAGCCCGGCGGGCAACATCGCGGACGGCAGCGCCGGAACGACCGCTGTCATCAACACGCATACGTCGGCGTCGCTCTCCACGGCCAACGACTGGTTTGTCCTGGACCTGGGAGCGCCGTACACAATATCGCAGATGACGACCCAGATCAGCGCCATCGGCAGCGGCGCGAGCACGGCGGACATTTGGCTGGCGGACAACCCCAGCGCCGCACCGGGCGATCCACAAACGACTTTGATCGATACCTGGGTTGCGGCCGTGGCGACGCGCACGACGACGCTCGCGCCCGTCGTGGTCGGCCGGTATCTGCTGATCGAGGCGGTGAACGCCGGGGCGAGCTCAATCACGATCGCGGAAGTCACGGCGACGGTATATACCGGGATTACGCTGGCGCTGCTGCAAGACGTCGCCGTCAGCAACAAAGCAAACAAGAAACTCTTGTATGGCCCGGCCTGGGTCTCCGTGCATCCGCAAGATGTCGGCTTCTCCGGAGCGATGGCGACGATCAAGGCGACGGTCGCGATGATCAAATCGGACGCGCTGCGAAAGCTCACCGGCGCGGCGGAAACCACGGCGGTGGTGAACGGCGTCACGGTCCTGACCGAGACGATGAATAAAGTCGTGGCGCTGCCGTCGTTCGCGGCGGCGCTCCAGACGCAGGACACCACCGGCCGCGTGCAGACCTGGACCTACATGAACGTGCGCGCGCCGGGCGTGGACATTCCGTTCAAAATGGAAGACTTCGCCATGCCGGGTTTTGAACTGACGGCGTTTCCCGATTCGCAAGGCGTGCTCTACGTTATCAGCATGCCTCAATAAGTATTCCGCACGGAATATCGATCAAATCACAATCGATCAAAAAACACAAGTCCAGCGAAGGCGCGGCCGCGAGGTCGGCGCCTTTTTGCTGGCGGGAGTACTGAATGTCCGAACTCTCCGAAGCGCTCGCCAAAGGCAAGACGCTCGATTTCGCAGGCCAAACCTGGCATGTTCTGCCCCTCGACTTCAACGATATCTGTGACATCGAAGACGAGATCGGATCGGTCGAGCTGCTGGACGTCTCCAAGCTGAAGCATCAGCGTCTTCTGGTCTGGCTGGCGCTGCGCAAGGCGGATCCCACGCTCGGCAATGATGACCGCCAGCACTGCCGATATCGCCTGACGGAGATGGAAGTCGGGCAGATGGTCTCGTTCACGGAGCTGCAAAAGCCTGAAACCGTGACGTTCCTGCTGGATGTCCTTCGTCTCTCCGGCATTCTGCCCGAGCAGCAGGCCACGGAAGAAGAGACAAAAAAAAAGACGGTGAGCCGTTCCCGGTCCAAATCCGCCGAATGATGTCTTTCCTTCGGCTGCGCTGTGGATATAGCCGGGAGGAAGTCGGGCGGACGACGCTTCCGGAAGTCTTCGCGCTGTTCGAAGATATCCCGTATATCGATCCCCGTTACACCGGCGAAAAGCCGAAGCCGAAGCGCCCGCGCACGCCTGAAGAGGCGGCGATCGCGCACAGCGGCGGGATACGAATGTAGGTCACCATGTCCGCTGAAGTCAACCTTGGAACCATCTTCGCCGGCGTCGAGCTGCGGCTCGGCAATCTGAAGGCCGGCGTGAGCCAGGTCACCAGTTCCGTCGCGACGATCAAAAAGGAGCTGGGGGCGGCCGAGCAGGCCGGGACGAAGGCTGGCGCGGGAATGAGCGGCGGTCTCAAAGTCGCCACCGGCGCCCTGATGAATATCTCCGCCGTCATTACCGGCGTTGCGGCAAACGCCGTCAAGATGTCGGCGGACTTTGAGACGTCTCTGACCAACGTCCGCAACAACACGACGATGACGGCCAAAGACTTCGGCGTCATGAAGGACGCCGTGGTCTCGCTCGGCAAGGAATCGGGCGCGCCGCTCGATCAGCTCTCCGAAGGCTTCATGCATGTGACGAACTTCGGGTTCAAGGCGTCGGATTCGGTCGGCATTCTTCGCGAGGCGATGAAGTCGGCGGTGGCGACGGGCTCCAACACGGCGGATACGGCCGACATCCTCGCCAAGTCGCTGCATGAATTCGGGTTGTCCGCCACGGACGCCGGCAAGGCGATGAACGTCATGCACCTGGCGGCCGCGCAGGGCAACATGACGCTCGAACAGTTCGACGTCGCCGCCGGCCCAGCCTTCGCCGTGGCTGCGAACCTGGGCGTCAAGCTGCAAGACGTTTCGGCGGCCATGTCCGCATTGACGCGTCATGGCCTGGACGCGGCGGAGGCCGCGACGCAGGTCAAGGACATCTTGCAGCATATCATCGCGCCATCCCATCAGGCGAAGGAGGAGCTTGCCGCTCTTTCCAAAACCAGCGGGATTGACCTGGTGGCGGACTTCAGCCAGGCCGGCCTCAAGGCCAAGGGGCTGGCCGGCGTGATGGATGATGTGAAGCGCGCCGCGAAGGGCAACGGCGAAGAGATCTACAAGCTAATCGAGGCGCAGCGCGGCGGCATCGGCGCGATGATCCTCGCCGGCAGCGGCGCGAACGATTACAAGGAGATCCTGGGCTCGCTCTCTGACGCCATGTCGGGCAAGATCGACCCCACCACGGAAGCCTATAACCGAACCCTCCAGACCCTGAACAATGAGATCGCGCGCATCACGAACGAGATCAAAACGGACTTCGTTCCCGCCGGCGAAAAGGTGACGCCAGTGTTTGAAGCGGCGATCCCTGCCATTCGTGAGACGGCGCATTTGCTCTCCGAACTGCTCGATCTCTTCGCGCAGCTCCCGAAGCCGATCCAGGAAGTCGTTGTCGGCCTGGGCGCCCTGAAGCTCGGCGCCGGGGCGGCCGGCCTGGTCTTCGGCGACCTGAAGAAAATGATCGGCTTGGCCGGCGCTGAGCAAGTTGGCTTTTCGAAAGGCGGCATCGCGGCGTTCAGCAAAGGCGGCCCGTACCTGATCGCGCTGGCGGCGGTGGCGGCCGCGATCTTGCTGATTAAGCAGCGCTTCGACGAGGCGCAGCATACCGAGGACGTGTTCAGTAAATCACTCGACAAGATCCCGGAGAAGAGCGGCAAAATTACCGAAGCGGCGGAGCTGCGCGCCGAGGCGGCGAGGCTCAGCAGCGATATCAACAGCCGGATCCAGATGCAGCGGAACCTGCATCTTCCCGAAGGGCATGGCGAGTTCGATCCGCTGGGACTGGGCAAAGCATACCAGTCACAGTTGGTCGAAATGGAGAACCGCCGCCGCTATGCGCTGGACCGCGCCGCGCAGCTGGAGCGCCAGGCGAACGGACCGGATGCCGGCGCCAGCGGCGGGAGCAAGCTTGCGGAGGCGATGGCGAAACACATCGGCGAGGCGACTGGGATCCAGTGCGGCGCCGCCGTCTCAAAGGCGCTGAAGGAGTCCGGTTTGACCGGGACTGCGACAGCTCTGGCGAAGGCGGCGATCGCTCACAAGGATCAGCAGCTTCATCCAGACGCGAATGGTTTCCTTCCCCCGGGCACGATCGTCTATTTCCCGGACAAGCAGCATTCCGGGTCTGTCTCCGGATCCGGTCAGCAGCATTTCGCCGTGGCGGGCGGCCTGAACGATCAAGATCAGCAAGTGATGGTCGAGTCGACGACCGCTGGCGGAAAAGGACGCCACTACCGAGGAGATCGCACGCTCGCGCAGATCGCCGCCGAGCACGGCGGACAGTATTACGCGTTCGCTGCTCCGGGCGACTCGGGCGGATCGGCGCTCACTCCCAGCGGCGCGACGAGCGGCGGGGGCGGCGACGCGTCTGATCTCACTGACCTGATGGCGCGCGCGATCGGCGCGAAGAACGGCAAGTATGCGCAGGAGCGATACGAGGCGCAGCAGACCTATAAGAAGGACAAGGAGACGGATCCTCGTCTGGCGGCCATCGTCTACAAAAAGGCGCTGGCTGACATCCATCAGGAAGAGCTCGACGACCTCAAGCAGCATCACGCCAAAGTGGAGACGGAGCAGCAGCGCCATGCCGTCAAGATCATGTCCATCATCACGGACAGTATCAAGGGCATCAACAAAGCGACCAAGAGCAACGCCGGCGACATCTTCGGCAATCCGGACGCCGCGAAGCCGATCAGCTTCGATCTGAGCAAGTTCATGGGCGGCCTGAATAAGACCGTCAAGGGTAATGTCGGCGCGATCCAGACGAATGAAATCGCCGACGCTCAGGACGAGATCAGCACGCAGAACGACGACATCAAAGAGCAGAAGGCGCAGGCGAAAGAGCTGGCGGACTACGAGCGTGAGCTCGCCCGCGCGACCGCCGAGGCGCAGCGCGAAGAGTGGCGCAATAACCGCTCAGAGGCTCACCTCTACTTTGACAGTCTTCGCCAGGAAGCGGCCGCCGAAGCCGCGTCTTACATCGAAGGGCTCAAAGCGCGCGGCGTCGAGGAGGCCGACGCGAAGGCGCAGGCCAACGCGCTGTACCAAGTCAAGATGCGCGGGATCGACGCCGAAGAAACGGCGGCGGCAAAAGAGGAATGGGACCGCAAAGCAAAGCCCATGGAGCAGGCGATGCAGAGCGGCCTCAGCAAGATCCTGGGCCACTGGCGCAACATGAAGACCGGGATTGCGTCGATCATGGATGACATCAAATCCTACGTCATCTCGACCATCACACAAATCGCCGCGAAGTGGGCGGTGCTGCATCTGCTGGGCGGTCCAAAAGTGACGGGCGGCGGCGCCGGCGCGTTGGCGGGACTGGGCGCGCTCAGCGCCGGTGTCAGCGGGGCGAGCTCCGGGCTTGGGCTGAATATCCCAAGCTTCGGCGGATCTGCCGGCATCCCGTCGACGCCGGGGATCGCCCCAGGCGGAAACCCGCTGGGCGGCCAGCTCGGCGCGGCTGCTGCGGTGGCCGGCGCGACGGGTCAGGGCGGCGCGGCCGGCGCGATCGGGACCGCCGCGTCTCTTGCGTCACTGCTGGGCAAGGGCGGCGTGCTCGGTCATCTGTTCGCCCATGGCGGAATGATGGCGGCAGGCGGACCGCTGATGGCGGCGCTCCCGTGGGTGGCCGGCGGCCTCGCGATTAACTCCCTGCTCGGCAATCCGCTCAAGAAAATCTTCCACTTCAGCAAAGGCGGCACGGTTCCGGGAGTCGGATTTAGGGACACGGTGCCGGCGATGTTGACCCCAGGTGAGAAGGTTATTCCGCGCGGAATGTCGGAAGGCGGCGGACATCCACCGATCACGGTCAATCACTTCGGAGACATTCACGACGCCGACGGCGCGCGCGCCATGTACGACAACGCGGGCTGGCTGATCCAGCAGCGCCTGGCGGTCGCGACGGACAGCTAAGGGGATTTGATGAGCTACTTGCTTCAGTATGGCGGCTATACATTCCCTGGCACGATGCGGCCCGCCGGCGGGGAAGCGCCGGCGGACCTCGCCGAACAGGAACGGCCGCGCGCGGATGGATCCTCGACGCAGATCGCCCGGCAGAAATCGCGGATACTGACGATCCGAGGCGAGATCACGGCGGCGGACGCCGACTCCCTCAACGTGATCTATGAGGCGATGCGCGCGGCCTGCGCTCCTGGGCAGGTGGCCGCGCTCTATCATGGCCGCGACGATCGTTACGTCATGGCGCAGGCGGAAGGCTGGACGACGGATTACAGCGACGGAATGCTATACGGCGTCGTGACGGCGATCGCGATCACGTTCCGCGCGAAGGATCCGGCATGGTTCGACGCCACCGCGACGACGCCGACGCTCTCATCCGCCGGGGGAACGATCGTCAATGCCGGTACGGCGCCGAGCAAGCCGGTCTGGACAATTACGATCGGGACCGGCGGAACAGGCTCGGTCACGCTGACGAACTCGACCACCGGCGAGACGGCGACGATCATCGGGACGTTCACCAGCGGCGACGTGATCGTCATCGACCGCGCCGCCTATACGGTGAAGCTGAACGGAGTCGCAAACTTCGGACTGCTGACGGGACGGATCCCTGAGATCGGCGTCGGCTCCAACACGATCGCGCCCTCGGCGTCGACCGTTTCCATCGCCTCACTCGCCTGCTCTTACACCGCGCGTCGGTACTAAACCATGGCTATCAATTTTGACATCGAACCCAGGTTCATCAGCGGTACGACCGGGCTGAGATTGCAGGTCAACCCTGATGACTTCGTTGACGGAACGAGCTGGGAGTTATTGGAGGCGGGCGGAACAGGGCAGATCAATGTCAGTCTGGCGCGTCTCTATGACGTCGCTCTTGGCGTCGCCGGCGGGGACCTGGTGGAGATCTGGGCGCGGAACACGGACGGCGCCGAGACGCTGCGCGCGCGCGGCGTGGTGACGATCCCAGAGCCTACTCTTGATCTTAAAGAAAAGTGTGTGCTCACAGCCTACGGACGCATGGAGGATATGAACCATGTCGTCCTCGATAAAGTGATCGTTCATCCGGCCGACAAGGATCTGAGTGCGTTCGCCGCCGAGATTGCCGACGACTACGCTGCTCGGCGCCCGGGCCTTGTGTTTGTACGCGACATCCAGGACACCGGGGTGAGCCTTGAGACGCTGACGCTCTCCAATACAACAGCGCGCGCCGCGATGGATCAGCTCCAGCAGCAGGCGGGCCGTAATAGCGTTTGGGGCTGGGACATCGATCCCGTCACAAATCTGGACCGCTTTTACCTGCGCCCGCGAGTGGCTTCCGTAGGGCATCAGTGGTTTGTTGGCGACCGTGTCAAGGTCCTGAGTTCGCCGCTCGATCATACCAACATCGCCAATGGCATCAAGCTCCAAGGCGGCCCGGCCAAATATCCGCAGTTAGTCACAAATCCGAGCTTCGAAATCCCGATCGTACCGAACGAGGCGTCGGGCAACATGCTGAGCGACGGCGGGTTTGAGGGGAACATCACCTGGAATTACATCAACGGCGCCTCTCGCAATAACTATGATCCGTCGTCCGGGCATAACGCGAGCGCTCACTCCGGACAGTGGTACGCGATTCTCGACAACGCGAACGAAGAGATCTGGCAGGAAGTTCCAGTTACTCCCGGTGTGCAATATACCGCTTCTCTGTTTGCCCGCAGAGAGAACGGTTCTCTCGCGAATGTCGGCTCCTTGATTATTGAGGGGCGCAGTTCGTCGGGAACAGTCCTGGAGACACCGCAGCCGCTTCCGATCGCGCCGTCATCTACCGCGTGGTCTGGAGGGCAGGGCTCGACGATCTTTGCCGGAGACGCGCTGACCACGAGCGTCACGTTCACCAACACCAGCACGACCAAGGCGCGGATCCGCATCAAGACGACGAACGGCACGGGCGGCAAAGGACTCCTGATTGATGACGTTGTGTTTGCTCAGGCCGGGGCGCTTGGTCAAACAGGCTGGATGGCGGATGACCGGAGTGGATCCACCTTCACATCTGAGTTTCGATCCATCGACTGGGCATGCCGAGGCGGCTCATTCGATGGGATTTACGGCGTCCGCGTGGATGTGGCGCCAACGACGGCGTATGACCCTGTCCTCGAACCGATCGGCGGGCTCGATGGTGGCAGTAACGGCAATCACTTCAAGCCGACACCGTCGCAAACACTAAGATGCAGCGCTCAGGTTCGGATGGCTCCCGGCCTCAATTCCTCGGCGGGGAATGTTCGCCTGGAGTATACGGAATGGTCCGGTCCAGGCAGCGAAACCCAGAAGGTTCGTCCTTCTGGAACTTCCATTCCTAATGACGGAGCCTGGCATTACATATCGATGGATGTCACTGCCCACGGCGACGCGGCGTCGGCGACGATAGGACTGAGCTTCGGATCCGCTGGTGTTTACGATATCGACTGCATCAGCGTGCGGGATTCGGCGGCGGGCGATGAGTTCCTGCGCGGGGCCAACTTCGAAAAGTATGTTGTCGCGGAAGACACTTCGCTGACTGGAGTTTCCGCTGCGGCGGCGCTCTCGTTCACGACGTACGGCAGGCGTGAGAGCGTCGTCTCCAATCCCGACATTGTGACCTGGAACGGCGACGCGAAAGCCTGGGCCGGCGCTTACTTCACCCGCAACGCGGTTCCGCTTCGGCGCGACCGCGTTGAACTGATCCACGAGCACACGCAGGCGCCCTCCCCAGGCGAAGGGACGCAGGTGCGCGTCTCAGGGACGGCCGCCGCCGACATCACCGACTGGCCGGCGCGCGCGCAGTATACATGGTCGAAGGCGACGCTTGCGGTTTCGCTGGAACTCTCCAACGAGCGGCCGACCGTCGCGAAGCTGCTGCGCTCGCGCAGTGGATCGTCCAGCGGCACCGGCAGCGGCGGAGCGTCGTCGATCGCGGCGGTTGGATCGGGGACGGGCGGCGGCGTCACGACACCGGTACCGACTCCGGTGGCCAGTAGTACGGTTTCAGGTACGGTAAAAACGACCGTGGACCATGTGGATCCTACCGTCTACGAGAAGACCGAGATGGACGCGATCATTGCGGCGCTTCCATCCGGCGGTTCCGGCGGCGGGGTGGGCGGAACGCTCTATCTCTATGACCATTTTTCTTGAGGTGAATCATGTCCACTGCTCCAATATTTACCGCAACGCCGGTCATCTCATCTGCTCAGATCTCGACGGCAAACACAAATCGCGACGGCACCGGAACATTGGCTGATATCGCCACAGGTGCGACAAACGGAACAAGGATCGACAGAATCACCGTTATCGCGACGGGCACGACATCCGCTGGCATGGTCAGACTTTACATCTACGACGGGACAAACAATCGCCTGTGGAAGGAAGTGCCGATCACGGCCATTGCTCCGACTGCCGCGATTTCCGCCTTTGCCAGTGTCTTGCCCGCTCAGGCGCTCATTCTCCCAAATGGCTATAAGCTGCGCGCCAGCACGCACAACGCCGAGACTTTCAACGTCATCGCGGAAGGCGGTTCCTATTAATGGAAAATGGGTTCTATGGATTCCCAACGCCAGGCCGTGACTATAATTCTCCGTTCCAGCTCGTATCCACGCTACCGACCCCAACGCCGGCGCTGCGCGGGCAGTTGTTTCTTCTGCAAGCCCAAATCGCAGCGGCGACGGGATACCAAGATGCAGTTTACGCCACGGCGGGATTGACCAATTACTGGAAACTTGATGAAGTCGCAGGGACGACGCTCACGGATAGCAAGGGGACGCGTAACGGGACCTATTCGGGAATCTACACCCTGGGCCAGATGGGAGCGACGCCGGATGTTGGGAACCGAGCCGTCCTATTCGGCGGCGGCAATGGGAGCGTGACAAACGGATCTGCGGACTGGGTCGGCGGAGCGATGTCGCTGGAGTTCTGGTACTACAGCACCAGCAGTTCCAATACATCCGTTTGCGGTCTTCGAAACAACACGACGGCCGACTTTTACTGCGACATCCTCAATTCCACGCAGCTTGAATGCCGATTCCGAAACAGCTCCGGCACCGCCTTTACGCTGAACCCGTCACCTGGCGCGTTCTCGACCTGGCATCATGGCGTTATGGTCTACGACGGTTCGACCACGCTGTCGGCCTACATCGACGGAGCGCTCGCCGCGCAGACGACCAGCGCTGGCGGTACGATTAGCTCAACGACCAGCGCAATGACGTTCGCAAAGGATGTGCAGGCGCCGAATTTTGCGGGACGGCTCGATGAGGTCGCGGCGTACAATGTGGCGCTTTCCCCGACGACGATCCTCTCACACTACACGATCGGCACGGCCGCCAGCACGCCGGATCGCTTCTATAGTGTCATACAGAAAGTGGACGGTACGTATCAGTGGGTCCAAATTCCGACGGTTTAACGCCTGCTGATCCTGGTAAATCTTAATGTCTAACTACTCGGACAACTTCCACCGGACGGATACCACGGCTGGCGGAGCTGGCAGCACATCGGGAGCCGGCAACGGCTGGATCGATGTTCAGGGCGGCATCTGGAGTATCACCGGTAATTCGCTTATTGGCGTCGCGGACACATTGCCCGGCGGCGCCTATGCCAGAGACTTCCTGCTGCGCCCCGCCAGTGAGAGTTGTCTGGATCAGCAAATCCTCTGTGAGATCTTGGGGCAGCCCGACAACCAGCGCGCCAATTATCTGATCCTCCGCTACCAGGATATCAGTCACTATTACTCGCTGGGATTCAATCGCGGCGTCAATTCATCAATCCTATTCAACATTGCGAAGTTCGAAAACGGCGCGCTGATCTATCTCGCGTCGCAGGTCATAAATGGCGTGATCGGGCATGCCTACCGGATGGTCTTCACGGCGATCGGAGCGACGCCGACGGCGCTGACTGGCACGCTGATCGATATGACGGCCGCTTCGGTGGTCGGCTCATTGAACGCGTCGGACAGCACAACCTCTTTGCAGGCGGCCGGCCAGTCGGGGCTGTCGATCTTCGCGGACACATCGATCAGCCTGGTAACGCTGACGGACCGGTCGCCGCTTAATCTCGCAGTGTCGCAGGTGTATTGATGGCAAAGCTTCTGTGGACATGGGGGGCGCCGGCGATCGGGCCTGCTCCCGATTCGTACAACCTTTACCGCGGGCTGGCGTCCGGCGCGGAAACGCTTTACCAGACAGGCATCACGAACACGCAGTTTCTGGATGCTGGGGCTTCGCCTGGGACGACGTACTGGGGATATGTAAAGGCCGTCGCCGCTGGCATCGAGAGCCCGCCGAGCAACGAAGTTACTATCACGGTCGGCCAGCAGGGGATGTACCTGTTCTCCACCGGCACGCTTTATGCGGACGCCGGCGCGGGGCCGGTGGAGTTCGCGCTGGTGCAGGACGTCGCCGTGATGATCGCCGGGCAGCGGCGCCTGCTCTACGACGCGCCCCAAGTCTCGGCGCATCCGGTCGATGTGGGGTTGTTCGGTCGTGAGGCGTACATGCAGGCGGTCAATGCCTCGTTCAGCGCCGCCGCGCTTCAGATGCTGCTGGGATCGACGCAGAGCGGATCTAATCCGGTGGTGGAGACGCTGGGCCGAACGGTGACGCTCCCGATGTTCTCCGCCGTGCTGACGACGCAGAGCACAGGCGGCTTGCAGCAGATTTACACGTTCGGGAATGTGCGCGCTCCTGGCGTCGTCCTCCCCGCGAAGCTGGAGGATTTCACGCTCCCGCAATTCGCGATGCACGGCTACCCGGACAGCGGCGGCGTGCTCGCCACCGTGCAGATGCAGTTCTGATCAGGCGTTTATATTCCGCGCGGAATAATTTTCTCTGGCCGTCCTCAATCGTGAGGCGGCTTTTTGTTTGCCTGGAGCTATTCACTATGCGCCGATTTCGGACATCGATCGCGGTCATATTTCTATTTCTGCTGCTAACGCTGGCGGCGCTGGCCTCTCCCTACAGCGACAACTTCGACAGCGACACACTCAACTTCCTTCCAACCGGGTGGAGCACGACCGGCACCGCCGGAACGGGTACCGCAAGCGGCGACCGGGTCGGCAACGGCGCGTTCTACTCCGGCGCGCAGGCGCTGTCGCTCCCAACATCGGGCGCCTGGACTTGGTATAACACTCAAACTTACACCAACCCCACGGTCAAGTTCCATTTCAAGGCGGCGTCAACCATTTACGGATGCCTCGTCCTGCGTTTCAACGGGACGAGTACAGGCATCGTCGTTTTCCCGCCCGCCGCCGGCGCGTCCGCCATTTCCGTCAAGAATTATGTCTCGAACACTCCCACGACGCTGACGCTGACGGGAGGGACGGCGCAGGCCGGAACGCTGGTGAGCGGCACCTGGTATTACTTGGAAGCGCAGGTTGTCGGAAATAATATCTCCGTGCGCTGCTACGGCGCGGCGGCGACGCCTTCGGGCTGGGACGGAACGGTCACAAGCAGTACGATCACGGCGGCCGGGTACAGCGGCATTCGGCAGACCGGCGGCTCCAGTAATGCTTATGTGGATGACTTCGCCACGCAGGAAGTCGCCGTCGCCAGTATCGCCGCCACGCCTGTCTCAGCGCCCGGCTACGCCAACGGGACGACACAGAATTATTCGCTCGTCCCTACTAGCCTGACGTTCAGCGGCTCGACGGCATTCGCATACACGAGCGGTGGCACCGGTGTGTCGATTGGCTCGCCGACTTATAATTCGGGCGATGGGTCAATCACACTTCCGGTAAATGATGGCACCCTGCCGACCGGGACAATCACACTCACGGACACGACGGACGGCGTTTCCTTCACGATCACGCCGACTGCCCCTTCGTTCGCGCTCTCTCCCACCACACTGACAGCCAGCGGCGGCGCGCAGAGCGTCACCGTGACGGGGACAGGGACCGCATTCGCAGTGGGAACATCGACGCAGTTCAGCGTTTCTGCCGGCGCCACCATCGCCTCTCAGAACGCCACGAGCACGACGGCGGCGACATTCACGGTCGATCCCGGCAGCCTCGCGGGTGGATCCACGATCACCGTTACTGGGCCATCGGGAGCAACCCAGACGCTTACCGTTTCGGCCGGACCGGCGACGGCGCTGACGCTGACGGGACCAACCTCTGGCGCCGTGAATGCCGCGTCCACGAACTTCACGGTCGCGCTCTCTCCCATTGGCTCCACGCAGTCCAGTCGGATCGTGACGCCGGCGGTTTCCGGGCTTGCGGGATCGTTTACGCCGACGACGGTGACGCTCTCGACTGGCGCGCCGTCGGCGACGTTCACCTTTACGCCGACGGCGGCCGGCACGGGCACAATCAGCGTGACCAACGACGGGACGCTCACGAATCCCAGCACGATCTCCTACGTCGCCTCTTCGTCTCCGCTGACGCCTGGCGTCACCACGTCGGCCGTCATGACGCCGGGCAGCAATACGATCACGATCTCGTTCTCGGGATCCTCGTCGTATACGACGGGCGGAACGCCAAACTATACCGCGCAGTGGCGCCGCTCCACGGATCCGGCGGGCCTCAGTCCCGCCTGGGCCAATGTCGGCAGCGCCACCACGGGAGTGACCGCGACGACCGTCCCGCCGACGCTGGTCGATAATACGGCCGTGAATGGGACGCAATATTATTATCAGCTGTCTATGACGGACCAATCGTCTTCGGTCGTCTACTACCCGATCATCGCCGGCGAGCCGCTTCCCCTGGTCAGCTTGATCCTGATCGGCGATTCCTGGCTGGTGCAGAATGCGCCGAACGCGGCCACTGCGGTCATCGCATCCGGTGATTTGCTGGTGTCCCAGCTGCGCGCCCGTCTCGCCGGCGTCGCGCGGGTCACGACGAGCAATCAAGGCGTCGCGGGCAAAAATACGCTGGACTGGGCGCCGACAGGATCTCTCCTGCCGGCGGCGAAGACGGCGGCGCCGCCTGGGACATATCCCATTGCCTTCATCGAGCTCGGGATCAACGACAGTTCCATATCGTTTGGGAACTTCAGCCCCAGCACGTACCAGACGCAGCTTCAGGCGATTGTCGATAGTCTCATTACGTCGGGCTACACAAAGGTGCTCTTGCAGTGCCCTCCCTACATTATGAGCCAGGGAACGAACCATGTGGACGCTTCCCTGGCGAAGCTCGTGGGCTACCAAGGAGCCATCGCCAACATCGTCACGGCGGAGGCGACAACAAACCCCGGCAAGGTCTTCAATAATGATCCGTCAGGATTGATGTACCAGATGACGATGGACAATTACGGGGTGATCGGTTCGGACTACGTTCACCCGCTTGGGACGGGAAACACGATTCCCGGCGATGTCTATGTCTCGATGGTGTGGGCGAACAATATCGCCAATGTCCTTTATCCCGTCGCCACCGGAACGGTGAATATCAAGCTCGGCTTTCAGCCTCGGAGGGGCCGTTAATTATGCGATCCATGAAACGTATCGTCACGTCTCTGTCGGTCCTGTGCTCGCTCTGCGTGAGCGCCATCGCGCTGGGCGCGCCTGTGCTATACCCTGGCCCTACCATCATAGACGACACCGGAACCAGGCGAACCCCGACGTCGATCTCCGTGGCGTCAGTTACGGACATGGATGGAAACGCCATTGCCTCACCTGGCGCCGTCGCGCACTTTGCCGGCAGTAACAGCGGTGTGGTCTACGACGCCGCCGCGAAGGGCGAGGCGTGGATCACGCTGACGCCGGTACTCGCCGGCTCCACCTTCGCCTCTACGCCGCCCGTGATTTTCTGCTCGGCCGATCCGCAAACACTCGTGGCGGCGAACACGACGGCGGCAAGCACCAATAAGGCGATTGTCCTTGCCACTGGGGTCGTTGGCGCGTCGCCCACAACGACGGTAATCCCGACGAATCTGTCAACTACGGCTGGGGATATTTACAGCGGCGATGAAGTGACGTGGCTCACTGGACCCAACGCAGGCAAGGCGTCGCATGTTCTGTCCTGGTCGGCGACGGGCAGCACGCTGACGCTGGCGGCGGCGCTCCCGAATGCGCCGACGGCGGGCGATACATTCAGCCTGAGTCCGTACGGCAAAGGCTTGACCAACCTCGTGACCAATCTGGGCACGGACGGAAAGGTCATCCTCAGCAGCAACACGCAGCCGTCGATAGTCGCTTCAAGCGTCACAACACCGGTCGCTCTCGCCGGCACTCAGTCGTTCAACAACACAGGACAGACGTTGCCGATCCCTGCTAATGCAACCCAGTGGGCAGGCGCGACGATCTCGACCGGCGTCCCGCTTGCGGCCAGCGCCTACACGGTCCCGCTGACGGCCGCTCAGTACGCCAGCGCGCCGGCCTGGTGGCTTCCGCCACCGACCGACTACCAGCAGCGCGCGGTACCGGTAACCCTGCCGACTACGCCGCCCACGGGATACGGCGGGAGCTCAGCGGATACACCCGGCACGACAACTCTCCTCGCACGTCTTCCGGTGACGCCGCCCACGGCGGCGCAGATCGTCGCCGCAATCGACGCCGATGTACTGGAGGCGGGAGGGCTCACACGCAAGCAGGAAGAGGCGCTGGCGGCGAGCACCGATCATCACGCTTACCGGTCCAACAAAAACCTGCTCACCGGCGTTGTGACGACACGCTACTACAACGTGACGACGGACGGCTCGATCGGCTCGACGCTTTATGCGACTGAGGTATTCACGCCTCAGATCGGCACGACGGACGCGACGCGCGTCTGGACTTACACCTCGGCGCTGACGACGCTTTAGGAGGCCGACATGCCAGGAGCAAACGAGGCGGAAGGACATAACGCCGAGGGGCAGGATCCAAACAACGCCGCGCCGTTCACGCCGCCGTCCGGATCACATCCGACCATCAAATGCCCGACGAAGGTCAGCGCTCAAAGCGTGACGACCTTTAAGGCTGGGGATACGCTCCCGGATCTCATCGTTGTCCTTCAGGACGCCGACGGGAACCCGGTCGATCTGACCGACGCGCAGACGATCATGTTCCGCATGGGCGCGCCGATGGATCTGACGCCGAAGGTGGATGCAGCCGCAACGCCGCCGACCGACCTCACGACCGGCGTGGTGACCTACCCGTGGGCGTCCGGAGACCTGGACACCGCGCAGGATTGGCGCGGCGAGTTCCATGTCACCTGGACGGATGGCAAGGAAATCACCTTCCCCAACGCGACTTATCTCCCGATCAGCGTCCTGCCGCTGGCGTAACCGCGTCGCGCATTTTCAGCCGCCTCAATTCTGGGGCGGCTTATTTTTCGACACTTTGAAATATGAAAACGAAAAACCAACCCTCTCCCGTCCCCAGTCTTCATTTCGTGATGATCGTCGCGAGCGTCAGCCTTATTGTCTTGTCCATGTTCTTTTACATGTTCGCGCCATCAGGAAAAGAACAGACTTTCGCCGGTGTGATCACGCTGATGCTCGGATTTTTAACCGGCAAGCTCAGCAACCAGTTTGGCCGCCCGCTGCGCGCGGCCGCGTCGGTCGACGCGGTGCCCGACGATGACGACGACGAGGAGGACAGCGACTCCGGAGATTGATTGTGAACGCTCTCAAATCGTTCCTGCTGCTGACGGTGGCGGCGGCAGGTCTGATCCTCACCACCAGAATAGGAAACCAAATCATGGCTAACCAGACCGACCTTCAGAACAAGATTGCTGAACTTGAAGCGGTGTCGAATAAAAACAACGCCGACGTCAAAGCCGCCTTCCAGGCACTGGAGACGAAGATCGCGAACGCCGGCGGCGCCGGCCCGGACCTTCAGCCGGAGATCGACCGCCTGAGCGCGATCCTCGGCATCGAGAACGACACCAACGCGGCCGCGCAGAACGTCATCGCGCAGGGCTAACCCAGTCCGTTATCCATTCTCTTCGAAGCTCTGAGGCGATGGCCTCAGAGCTTCTTTTGTTCGCAGCAGGAGAAGTCATTTGAAAATCAATCTCTGGGGCTGGCTAAAGTCCCTTTTGAACCATAACCGAACCGCCATCGCGTCGGTTGTGACCGCCGCCGCCGTCACGGCGTTTCAGAGCGCAGCAGCCGGTAAGGTCAACTGGCCTCTGGTTGGCGTCTCTGTCGTCACTGCTGTCGGCGCCGCCGCCAAGAGCCCCGTGCTCTCGCCAACATCTCAGGATCCGCCGGCGGGATCCAGTGAAGAGAATGCGAATGAAGGGAGCGGAAATTGAGCATCCAAATCAGCGCCGCAGAGAAAGCGGCGCGTCAGCAGGCGGTCATCGCACGCGCCACCCAATATATCGGAACGAAGGAAGTTCCGCTGGGGTCGAACGAAGGCCCCATGGTTAACCGGTTTCTGCTCGCGGCAAACTGCGCGCCCGGCAATCCCTGGTGCATGGCGTTCGTCTACGCCATGTTCTCGTGGTCCGCGTACACGAGTGTGAATGGACAGACCTTACTGATCGCTACGGCCTCCTGCCAGGTCCAGGCGGATCACGCGAAGGCGAACGGGTTGCTGGTTTCGGCCGACGACGCGCGTGAACAGCTCGCGCCGGGATGGGTGATGCTCAAGTGGGAGCCGGAGCTCGGCCGCTACGCACATTCGGGAATCGTGACTTCCTACGATAAGGCGTCGGGAGTTTTCAAAACAATTGAGGGCAATACGAACACGGATGGCGGACGTGAAGGCGTGGAAGTGGCGCGGCAAACGCGCGGCATCAACGATACTGCGGGCGGCCACCCGAAGTATGCGTTCATTCGGACGGCGTGATATTCTTTGGCGGCCGATCGAGCTTTGCTCCTGGCATTGACAGGCAAGTTCTCAGGGCGTAGAATCTCGTGTAACAGGCTTGGCCCGCGATTGATCCGCCGGCCAGGCCCAAGTACAGAGTGATGCGAGTGAGGACCTGATTCTAGAATGAGCACGGTGCAAAAGCTGACGGAGCGGGGGCTGGTGAAGCCTCCGAAGTTTCTTCCGCACAATATTCAGTATGAGACGATTATGGGCAGCGTGGCCTACGGAACTTCCAATGATTTGTCCGATTCCGACATTTATGGATTCTGTATCCCCGAGAAGGAGACTCTCTTTCCTCATCTGAGCGGAGAGATCCCCGGGTTCGGTCAGCAAATCGAGAGGTTCGAGCAGTGGCAGATTCATCATGTGCTCGACAAGAGCGCAGGGGCAGGCAAGGGGAGGACATATGACCTGACGATTTACAACATCGTCAAATACTTCCAGCTCTGCATGGAAAACAATCCGAACATGATCGATTCGCTCTTCACGCCCCGAACCTGTGTGCTGCACAGTACGCAGATCGGAAACATGGTGCGCGAGAATCGGCGGCTGTTTCTGCACAAAGGCGCCTGGCATAAGTTCAAAGGATACGCCTACAGCCAGATCCATAAAATGAACAGCAAGGACGCGCCGGTCGGCAAGCGGAAGGCGCTGGTCGAGGAGTTTGGGTACGATGTCAAATACGCCTACCATGTCGTCCGTCTGCTCGATGAGGTGGAGCAGATTCTGATGGAAGGCGACATCGACTTGCAGCGCAACCGCGAGCAGCTCAAATCGATCCGGCGAGGCGAGTGGACTCAGGCGGGTGTCCTTTCGCACTTTGAACGCAAGGAGCGGGATCTGGAGACGCTGTACACCAACAGCAAGCTGCCTCCCGCGCCGGACGAAGGGAAGATCAAGCAGCTTCTTCTGGACTGCCTGGAGCATCACTACGGCAGCCTGAGCGACTGCGTGGTGAATGTGGACGCCGCCGCCGATGCATTACGGCGCATCCGAGCCATCATTGCGCAGGCAGGCTATTGAGGAGATCCGCGCAAAATGATGGGACATTGTCGGGAAATGGCAATTCGGAGCCTCTCACGCGGTTTCATGGGAGGCTGAGTGAGAGTAATTCTTCTTGGCTTCGTATATACACATTTGAATGATTGGAGAGGTCATTCGACACACCATAGGCCACGCTGCCCATGATCGTCTCATACTGAATATTGTTCGGAAGAAACTTCGGCGGCTTCACCAGCCCCCGCTCCGTCAGCTTTTGCACCGTGCTCAT